TGATGAGGATGACTTCCTAGTTTATAGGAAAGAGGCTAATGGTCCTGTGTTTGTTGGTAGTGTCAATAGTTTTGATGCTGATATTTATGATGCTGAAGACATTATAAATGAACTAGGTATTGGCAATGAATTTAAGTAATATCGAGCGTGTTATTAAAAAGTTTGATGAAAAGCTTGGTATTGAACTTACAGAGTATAGGGATTGTTACTTGTATGTGAGTACTGACAAGCACAGATACTATATAGGTTACTTTAACATTGAAGAGATAGAAAATAAGAAAGATTTGATGTTTTACTTAGATTGCATAAAGGCAAAGGAGATATAGATGGAAAATTTGAAGAGAAGCGAAAAGCATAAAATTTTTAGAGATTATGATGTGCCAAGGTATATATGGTTGGACGAAAAAGAGAAAAAGCGTGAGCAAGTTATGTGGACTGTGGTTGCTTTTATGATGGTATTACTGGCTTTTGCTGGGCAAACTAATGCTCAAAAAAGTTTTGGGGTTTTGTCATTGTTTGTTGTTAATTTGATAGGAGTATTTAGCAGATGATTACTTATAAAGAGGCTTTGGAGCTTTTAAAGACAGAAAGGCCAGTTTACTACAATGATAGTAAAAAAAGAAAAATAACTGGGGTGACCTGGAGAAGGGACATAGACTCTTTGGTTGCTAGTGTAGAAGTACTGGATGAGTTTATAAATGGTGTAAGTGTTGTGAGTCTTAACGATATATATACAAGTGATTATGAGATAGAAGCGGCTGATACTAGTGGGGCTTTGGCAAGTATTAATGAACTGATAGAGATACTTGATAATATGAAATCTTGTTTTAGATATGAAGATGTAGAGAAGGCTAAGGATCTATATAACAAGCTAATGCGTGGGAGCATAAGACTAGATGAAGAGATAATGAGTTTATCTAATGAAATATATAGCAGAGATACTAATGATTTAGATTATATAAATCAGATATATGAAGATTTTGATGAAGAAGTTGGCATAAGAGATGATAATGAATCCATTTATGAAAGTTAAAATGAGCAAAAAAAAGAATGAGTCGGATTAGGACTCATTCGGTGGTGTTCTATGAATATATTATACCACGATAAGTTGTTATTTTCAATATTTAAGCCTGGTTTTTGAAAGGGAGTTACTTGCTCCCTTATCGGGCTTGTAATAGGTATTATCTTTTGGACGGTATAAAAAGTTAGGTGTTCTATGAGGAATTTTGTTAGAGAAAAGAAAATAGTTTGTGGAGAGAATTATGTAGAGGTAGATCTATATTCTCTGAATGAAAATCAACTAGAGAGAAAAAAAGGAAAGAGAAGCAAGAAAAAGAAAGTGTCTTTGCCTAAGCAAGAGAAGATGAATGATAAGAATGCTAGGAGAAGATTTATACAAATAGCTGAAACTAACTTTGGTCAAGATGATATATTCCTAACTGTTACTTACAAAGATAAGTATCTACCTAAATCCTATGATGACTCACAAAGAGAAGTCAGAAACTATATAAGAAGAATAAGGGATAGGATGAAGGCTGATGGTATAGAGAGTGATCTAAAATATATAGTGGTTACTTCTATGAGAGAGAAAAGTGGAGATGAAAGTTCTATAAGATATCATCATCATTTTTTAATATCTTGTGAACTAGACAGAGATACTATAGAGAGCCTATGGAGAAGACCTAGGAGAAAGGGTCAGAAAGTAGGAGATCCTATAGGATATGCTAATAGTAAGAGAATCCAAGAGGATATGAATACTGGAATATTGGGTTTGGCTAATTATCTAGCTAGGCATACTACACATAAGAGAAAGTGGTCTTGTAGTCAAAATCTAGAAAGGCCTTTTGAAAGGACTAATGATCATAAGTATTCCAATAAGAAGCTAATAAGATATGCCTTAGATCCATATGATATTGAAAGATGGGAGCAGATATACAAGGGCTATACTATTGCTGATAAAGATAATGGGATAGAGGTGGTCTACAATGATTTTACTGGCTGGTCTATATATCTAAAGCTAAGGCGAAAGCGAAGGCTATGAAAATAGTAAAAAGCACATATAAGACTTATCCACAAGTTGAAATATATAAGAATAATTATAAATAGGCAAAAAATGTTATCCACAGGCTAGTAAAGCTTTAAATATAGATATTATATAGACTTATCCACATATAAAATAGATGAAAAGTATTTTGCTAATTTTATACAAAAAGAGATATTGTGGATAACTTTAAAAATAGTTTATAGAGATATTAGAAGATAAAGGATATATAGACTTATCCACAAGATAAAATATGAAGAGATTAAATAATAATTATACAAAAGTAAAGGAGAGATTATGGAAAAACTAAGTTTAGCTAATCCAGAACTATTTGATGATTTGATACTAGCTAGTGATAGTCATTTAAATACTGTGATGGGAAAGGTTGTAAGAGATCAATTTGAATCGGGAGATGTAACTATAAAGATTAGCCTTTCTTATGATATTGAAGAAATTCAGATACCTAAGGCTGATAATGATTTTGAGATTAAGAAATACAAGAAGCCAGTCATCAAATATACAGTGAAATCCAATTTAAGACAGTCATTTTCTAATGAAAGTAGCGTGCTTACTGAAGGGCTGATGATTGATACAGATGATAAGAGCGTGAAGCTTAGAAGAGTTGATGATAATCAAATATCTATGCTAGGAGATAGTTATGAGTAGAGATTATACAGTTAACAATGGGAGGTGGATAAATGAAGCCTAACGGAATATTTGTTTCTTATACCGAAGATAGAAACTGCATTTACTTTAAGGGTGAGCTTAGGGCTGATAAGCAGCATATACCTAAAAACCGGCTAGTCAATGCTATTGCTGGCAGTAATGGTTTTAGAGACTATAAGTTAGACAAACACGGAGTTTTTGTAAAGGGGCTGATATTTACTGACAAAGAGTCTATGTATTTTGAGGATTTTCAAGACTTGCTGTATGAATTTGCTGAAGAAGAACTGATTAAGACTATAAAAGCGGGTGCTACTACTAAGGCTTGCTTGGCTGCTGAACATGCTATGGCTAGTCTTTGTGAGAGGATAATTGATTTTGTTGGAGGTGATTATGAGTAAAAACTATCAAACAGATCAAGAAAAGGCCTTACAGAGATATAGGAATAGGCAGTCTAATGGTTTTGGCAAAAACTTTGAAAGGTTTGTAGAAATGGGTTGTGATTTTTACAAGAGAAAGGGCCTAGCTGATATTTCTAGAATTGATGAGTCTTTTAGGGTGATTAAGCTAAAACAAGGTGGAAAGTTTGAAGGGCAATTTACAAGAAATGCTAATCCAGATTTTGAAGGAACTCTAAAGGGTGGCAAATCCATTTGTTTTGAGTGCAAGTATACATCTAAGGACAGGATAAGGCAGTCTGTGGTGACTGATTATCAAGCGGAGGTATTAGACCGTAAGTTTGAGCTTGGGGGTATTTCTGGGGTCCTTTGTGGTATACAAGAGAGGTATTTCTTTATACCTTGGCCAGTTTGGAAGGGTATGGAGAATAAGTTTAACAAGAAAAGTGTTAGTGCTGATGATCTAGAAAAGTATGAAGTCTATTTCAATAATGGAATTAGATTTTTGGATGGATATTTTTGGGAGTATTTGTCACCATCAACTAGTAGTCATTTAAGTGAAGTTATTGGCAGCACGTATGAAAGAATTAATAGAAATAATTAGAGGTTAACTATGAAAGTTTACTTATATGGAATGAAAAATAGGGCAAGAGATTGTAAGAACTACCTGGTAAATGGTTATGTTAGAGATTTGTATTTGGAAGAAATGACTTCTGATATGAGGGATGAATATTATAATGTGCTGTGCTATGAAGAGATTTTAGAGAATGATTTAATTTATATATTTGACTATGAGTACATAGGGACTAAGGAGATAGAGCTTGAATAGGCATATGAAGAAAAGAAAGGGGCAAAAATGGTTTTAATAGTTAATTTTAAAAATGGAAGATTTAAGGAATTTCGTATTGATGATTTTTATATATCGGATAATGATACATTTCTGCATATGAGAAAAGATGGCGTGAACACGGGGATGATTAATTTATTTGAAGTTATGTATTACTTTGTGGAAGATGCGGAGGATTAAATGACCAAAGATATAAAAAGAGATGATATGGTTGACCATCCTAGTCATTATAATCAAGGCAAGATTGAAGTGATAAATGCTATTGAAGACTGGGAGCTTGGTTTCCACTTAGGTAGTGCCGTTAAGTATATAGCTAGGTCTAAGCATAAGGGCAAGGAAAAGGAAGACTTGCAGAAGGCTATGTGGTATATACAGAGATTTATTGATGAGTGTATAGACTCTAATAAAGTCTCAATAGATTATTATATGGGTGATGAATTATATTATTCTGAAGAGATTGAGTCTGATAATAGCTATGAAGAGGTAAATAAATTAGATGAAGAAGGTGAAATTCGAACTATATTAAGTGAAGAAGATATAGGTCTACTTTATAGAGGGATTAATGGTTTCTTTAGAGCTACGAGCAAAGATGGAGAAAGTAAAAGAAGTAGCAAATGGAAACCTTATTTTGATGTGATAGATAGATTGCTTAGTGAGTATCAATGGAGGGGAAGAGATGAATATATCAAAAGATGATTATAAAACTTTATCAGATTGCATCTCTAGTCAATATATAGAAGTTATAGAAAAAATTCAAAATTTCAATCCTTATGAAGTTGAGAAATATAGTTCATTAGTATTTAAAAAAGAGAATCTTGAAGTTATGATTAATATCCTTAATGATATAAAAAAAGAGAACGGATCGAGAGTTATGAAGAAATGTATTTACCTAGATGCTAGCAATAATGAAATAGAGGCAGACTTTTATGGAATATTTCAACGTTCTGAAATATGTAGGCCAGAACCAGTTATATTTGGCCATCAAGGTGGCATGAAAGCTTGGACTGTTGCAGTTATTTATGATGAGAAAGGGGTTCATTACATAGACCCTTTATTAATTAAAAAGATTTATGAGGTAAAGAGATGAGTGTTAGATGCGAGCTATACAATGATAACTTTCAGAACTTCAAAAGATATGGGATACCTAAAGCCCAATTAGTAATTGCTGATATCCCATATAATTTAGGGGCTAACGCTTATGCTAGCTCCACTGAATGGTATGTGAATGGTGATAACAAGCAGGGAGAATCTAAGAAGGCTAATAGGGCATTTTTTAAGACTGATCTTAACTTTAATCTCGCTGAATATATGCACTTTTGTAGCAAGCTTCTTAAGAAGGAACCTAAGGAGAGAAATCAAGCTCCAGCTATGATTGTCTTTTGTAGCTTTGAGCAGATGCCTATGATTATAGAGTATGGCAAGAAATACGGCTTTAAGAACTCTTATCCTTTGTTTTTTGTAAAGAACTATAGTTCCCAAGTGTTAAAGGCAAACATGAAGATTGTAGGAGCCACTGAGCATGCGGTTGTTTTATATCGTGATAAGCTACCTAAGTTTAGGAATGGCAAGACAGATACTACTAAAGGCAAGATGATTTTCAACTGGTTTGAGTGGAAAAGGGATAACAAAAGAGATTATCCGAAGGTGCATCCAACACAAAAGCCTGTAGGTCTGATTAAAGAGTTAATTAAAATCTTTACAGATCCTGGCGATGTAGTTATTGATCCAGTAGCTGGGAGTGGGACTACTTTGAGAGCTGCAAAGGAGCTTGGAAGACCTTCATTTGGTTTTGAAGTTGAAAAGAAGTTTTATAGGTCAGCTATTGATGAAATATTAAAGGAAGATCCTGAAGTTCAGATTAATATGTTTGAGAGTTATTAGGGGTGAGTTAAGATGACTGTTAAAGAACTTATACAAATATTAGAAAATTGCGAAGAAGATGCTGAAGTATATGTTGGATGTACTATTGGACCAGGCCAATCTACAGAATTAGAAGCATGTGATATATATGAACGTAAAGATAATGGGGGTATATTTTTTGATTTTTATCAATACTTATTTGTAAATGAATTAGAAGAAAAATTTTATAGTAATCAAAATGAGTTAGAAGTGTTGAGAGAGATTAAAGAAGTTCTAGATAAGGTTTGGAACTAAATAAGTGAGTAGAAAAGGAGGTATGGATGAATTACACTGCACCATATAAACTTACAAAAAAGACTGGAGACCAGGGCTGGGATATTCAGTCAACTGAAGAGATAATATTAAAACCTAGAGAGACTTATACATTTCCTACTGGAGTGAAGATAGAGTTTCATCCTGGGGTTGCAGCTTATGTAGTACCTAGGAGTGGTTTATCTAGCAAAGGAATACTTTGTCATTTGGGGCTAGTAGATAGTTCTTATCGTGGAGAGATAGGTGTAAACCTAACCAATCTAAGTAATGAAGATTACAAGGTAGAAGTTGGGGATAGGATAGGTCAGTTAGTATTTTTTAATGAAAATCCTATATGTTTAATAAATGTTAAGGAGATTGATTGTGGGACAGATAGAGGAGCTAAAGGATTTGGATCTAGTGGCAGATGATATTAAAGCTTATCTTGATAGCTTAACTATATCAGAATTAGAAGCTGAGAAGAGATTGTGGGAAGAAAGAATCTGCAATGATGAGATTGATAGTCCTCTGCAGAAACCTAGGCTGAGTGTTTTAGCAGAGATAAATAGAGAGATAGAATCTAGGAGGTGATTTATGCAAGATTTTTATGAAAAGTTAGTCAAAGATAAATTAAAAAAGTATATGTATGCTAAAGACTTTATAGATAACGCACAAAATCAAATAAGGGAGCTGGAAGATAAAAAGGAAAGTAAACTTACATCTACATATGGAACTTCACCTATGTATGGTGGTGGATCTAGTCAGGAAGATAAAATTATAAATATAAATGCTAAGATTGAGATGCTTAATAAAAACATAAACAGTAATAAAGAGATTGTAAAAGATGTAGAGTATGGACTGGAAGGCTTATCTAGTAAAGATATAGATATAACCTTGGCTATATATGGCAAAAAACAAAGCTGGGACAAGATAGATGAGCTTAAAGGTAAGTATCATTATAGCAAGACTAGACTTTATGATATAGCTAGAAATGGACTGGAACATATATCACTAAGACTCTATGGAGATGCCTAGTTAAGAATGGGAAAAATACGGAACTATTTTTGCATAAGAATGTAGTATTATATTAGTGTGATGGTCTGTATAGTGTTTACAACTTAATAGGATCACGTATTGGGAGGTTGCTTTGCAATCTCTTTTTTATTTGAGTATTTGAC